TACACAATATCAACCACATTAACAACAACAACAATTTCAACAACAACAACAACAATTTCAACAACAACAACAACAATTTCAACAACAACAACAACAATTTCAACAACAACAATTTCAACAACAACAATTTCAACAACCACATGGACAATACCCATATAATCCACAAGATCCATATGGACAATATCAACAACTACATGGACAATATCAACCACCACCATCTAGCAACCCATTTTATGGTGACCCATTATCTGGTGGAAGTAATAAGAAAACGAAAACAAATAAGAAAACGAAAACAAATAAGAAAACGAAAACAAATAAGAAAACAGTGAAAAAAAATCGTAGATTAAAGTAATAAAACAAAATGTCAAATATACGTTCAGGTTCAAGATATGCTTATTTAAGTGAAAACCCATTTAGTGGAACTAATAGAATTACCCTAGAAGCACCATGGATGATTGACAATGATTTTACATTTACATTTCCAAGTAATATGGGTAATTATGGGGAAATATTAATGACTAATGGTAGTTCAACATCATGGGAAAAGCCGGGGAGATTTTATAGAACAGAAGTAAATAGTAGTATATATGCTATTCAAGCATCTGACCGAATAATTGGGGTTTCATATACTACAACGGGTGCCGTTTCTTTAGATTTACCATCCACAATGGTTGGATATGCTAAAATTACTATTACAGATGAAGGTGGAATGGCAGAAACAAATAATATTACTATTATTCCGGCTTTTGGAAATAAAATAATGGGTCAAGATTCATATGTAATAAATTCAAATTATGGGAGTATTTCGTTATATCATAATGGTAATTTTATGGATCCGAATTGGTTTATTGAAAGTGAAGGAATAAATAGACTTTCAAGAAAAGTAGTAAATAGTAGTCAATATATTATTTTACCATCGGATAAAATTGTTGGGGTGGAATATACCGCAAATGGACCAGTAACTTTAGAATTACCACCTACAACAATTAGTTTTGATAGAATAACAATAGTTGATGAAGGAGGAATGGCTGGATTAAATAATATTCTTATTAATTCTAATGGAACAGATACAATTATTGGTCAAACTTCATTAATAATAAATTCTAATTATAATAGTGTTTCTTTATACAATAACAGAAATGGTAAATGGTTTATTGGTTAAAAAATTAAACAAACAAAATTTAAAAATAAAATTGATTCTATTTTTAATAAATTATTATATTGTTGATTTTAAAGTAATATAATGTCAAAATCTACAAAGAAAAATAATAGTGAAACTATAGAAGAAAACCCACGAACTGACCCTGAATTAGAAAAGTACGACTTCCATTCACTAATTGCGAATACAAGTCAATATGCGGAATCATTATCAATTGACGATTTAGCTTTTCTATTACGTAAAGCGAGTTTTTACTATTATAATTCGGGTATTTCAATTATTACAGATAGTGAATTTGATATTTTAGAGGATAATTTAAGAAAACGTGATCCTAAAAATAAAGTTTTAAGTGAAATTGGATCTCAAATTCTTTCAAATGAAGATAAAGTGAAACTTCCATATTGGATGGGTAGTATGGATAAGATTAAACCAGATAAAAATCAAATTGGAAAATGGATTAAAAATTATAATGGTTCTTATTTAGTCAGTGATAAATTAGATGGGATATCATGTTTATATGTATGGAAAGATGAAAAATTACAATTATTTACACGTGGTGATGGTGAATATGGTAAAGATATCACACATATATCAAAATATGTTAAATTACCTAAAATGGAATTAAAAGACGAATTAGTAGTCAGAGGAGAATTAATTATTTCAAAGGATAATTTTGAAAAAAAACATTCATCAAAATATGCGAACAGTCGAAATATGGTTTCTGGATTATTAAATTCAAAAACATTAGATGATAAATTTAAAAAGGAAATTATCGATGTTGAATTTATAGCATATGAATTAATTATACCAAGTAATTTGAAACCATCTGAACAATTCACTTATCTAGAAAAACATAAATTTGTCGTTGCGAAACACTCAATTATTAAAGATGAATCATTAAATGAAGATGAATTGATTAAACTTCTTACAAATAATAAAGAATCTTCAATATATGAAATTGACGGTTTAATTATTTCTCAAGATAGTGTTCATCCAAGATATACATCTGGAAATCCTAAATATGCTAAAGCATTTAAAATGAATATGGATAATCAAAGTGCTGAAGTTATTGTTAAAGAAGTTGTTTGGAATGCTTCTAAATATGGAAAATTGTTTCCAAAAGTTATATATACTCCTGTTAAATTAGGTGGTGCTGAACTTCATCAAGCAACTGGATATCATGCTCAATACATTAAAGAAAATAAAATAGGTCCTGATGCTAAAATTATTATAGTTCGTAGTGGTGATGTCATTCCAGATATTGTTAAAGTTTCTAAACCATCACCAAATGGGGGACAAATGCCAGATATACCATACAAATGGGACGCTAATGGTGTTCATATTTTTGTTGATTCAGATGAAGCAATCGAGGAAACAAAAATAAAACAAATAACAAGTTTCTTTAAAATTATTGGTGTGTCTGATGTTAGTCAAGGTATAATTACAAAATTATATCAAGATGGATTAACAACCATTAAAGATATTCTAGAAGCATCCCCTGATAGATTTTTAAAAATTAATGGAATACAAAACAAAATGGCAAATAAAATATATGATAATATTCGAAAAGTTATCGATAATCCAATTGATTTAGCTACATTAATGAGTGCTAGTGGTGTATTTGGAATGGGTTATGATATCAAACGATTTAAATTACTTTTAAAACATTATCCAAATTTAATGGATATCAAAAAATTATCTTTAGGTGATGTTATTAATATTCATGGTTTCCAAGAAAAAACCGCTTCCCCTTTAGTTAAAGGATTACCTGAATTTAAACAATTTATTATCCAACATCCACAATTAAAATATACAGTTCAAGATAATCAAATTCAAAATGTAAATAATAATGGTAAATTAAAGGGAATGAAAATCGTTGAAACCGGTGTTCGTCTCACACCAGAACAAATTAAAAAAGTTCAAAATGAAGGTGGAGAAATAGTTAATACTATTAATTCAAAAACTACTCTATTAATTGCTAAAGATCCGAATAGTTCAAGTAGCAAAATACAAAATGCTAAAAATCTACAAATTAAAATTGTCTCTCTAGATGATTTCATTAATGATTATTTATCGTGATTATTTATCATCCGCTACTGATACATTTATTATACTATTACAATATTTACTACCTTCTAGTTCCATTAATGCTGTGTCGAAACTCGTTTTATCAATATATGTTAGCAAAATCATCCCTATAAATTCTTTTGTTTTTTTATCTCTTATCATATTTAATCTTTCTATATCTCCGTAATAAACAAAATATTGATATAATTCATTATATTCCGCATCCTCCGGCAAATTCACTATCTTTAATGTTTCTCTTTTTATCGGTTCTCTAGATTCTCTTATTTCATTATTTTTATCTCTATATCCTTTATCTCTATATCCTTTATCTCTACATTGTCTTTCATTTTTACGTTCATTCTGTTTTTTTAATGGACACGCAAATGTCCAATGATTTTTTTGACAATTTCTACATAATCCAGATTTTAAATTATCATCATCATTTTGATTAGGTCTTTCTCTTTCAGGTTGTTTTTCTTTTTCAGGTTGTTTTTCTCTCTCGAGTTGTTTTTCTTTTTCGGATTGTTTTTCTTTTTCGGATTGTTTTTCTTTTTCTGATTGTTTTTCTTTTTCCAATGGTCTTTCTAGATATATTGTATTTTTATAATAATAATTTTTTAAATTTGGATTAATTTCAAAAAAAACATCTGAACCAGTTGTCGTTATTGTATGATTATGCGAATCATTTATTGCGTCTCCAAATTTAACCCATTGGCTTCTTTGATAAACTGAATTAGGAATTTTAGTTGAAACAGATTGATAATTAAATTCTCGTTCAACTTTTTCAAAATCATTGTTTGGTAATTGTCGAATGAATGTTTCATAAAATCCACTTTTGTCTTCTTTTTCAATTCGATTTTTATTATGTTCCATTTAACTATACTATATTTTATATATTATATTTATACTGAATATTTAATCAATATTTTCGTTTCTGGTTTTAATTCGGGTTTTCCTAGATGTTTTCTTACTAATCTTCCGGGCTCACATAACTCAAAATCTAAACATAATTGGATATATTTATCATATTCTAAATCATATTCCTTTGTATTTTTTTTGTTTTCCCATGCTTTAAAAAAATCATTCATTGTTTCCAATGAAGGATCACAAAAAACCGTTTCCATTAATGTTTTATAAACTGATAATCTATGTTCTAGAACATTATTATTATGTAATGTTTTACTAATATTTTCAATCGTTATTAATTTTGTTTTTTCTTTCTTTTCAGACATGTTTAATAATTTTTTTTATAATTCGTTTTCAATGATTCTACTATATTATATGAAACTTATATTTTATTCATTTTGATTTACACTTTCTTCGACTTTTTTGAGTTCTTTTTTTATCTTATAAAAATTATTAATATTATCACCAATTAAATGATTATCAATTAATCTATCTAGAGTATTTATTCTTTGGTTATTATATTGTGTTAAAGTATCTAAATACATATCAGTTTTTAAAATATCATCTTCCATTGAATTTATTACATTTGTATTTTGATTAACCATTTGAGTTATTCTTTCACTCGGTGTTAATATTGGTTCTCCAAATAATTTATCTATGTCAATCTCTGGATTAACTGGATTAACTGGATTAATTGGATTAACTGGATTAACTGGATTAATTGAATTATTTATAATATCAAATGTTGCCATTTCTTTACGGTTATTTATATTTGGACTAATTTCTAAATATCCGTTATTAGCAACTAAATAATGGTCTTTACCTCCTAGTTTTCCATTTGGAATTAATTTAAAACTTATTTTTGTGGGATTATTTAATCCACTTGTTGCGATAAATGATGATTGACGCAATTTAGCAATATTATAATTATCAACAATTATTTTTGTTTCTGTTGGGTAATTATGACTTAAATTTTGATTAATTGAATTATAATCTTTAATTGGATGAATTTGAAGTGTTCTAGGAAGTTTTCCGGCTTCAAATTTAAATTGAAAGTTTGGAAACTGAGTTGAATTGTTTGTTTCTTGATAATTTTTAATCATTATTGTTGCTGTATTTTCATCATAAAACCAATATAAATTTTGATTTGAATCTATTTTAATTGATACTGGTTGATTAAAATTGTGTCTAGAAAAACATGTATTTAGTGATAAATTTTCAGAATTCTGATTTTTGATGTATGTATTATAATTTGTGGCGAATTTACTTTGTTTTCTATTTTTTGCGATGTATTCAGATTGACAATTAAAATTGGAAAATGGAACACATTCTCCGATTTGTTCATCTTGTAAATTTTTATTTCTATAAAATCCAATACAATTAGTATCATCATCACATAATTTTTTACATCCGTCAAGATTTTGATTTTTCCATTCGTCTCCAAAATTATATGAATCTTTATTATTGTTATTATCACTATACACATTTTCAAGTTTGTTATATCTTGGAACTTCAACATCCTGAAAAAACTCATAATTTATATTGTCAAATGAAGATAATGAAGATAAATAAATTTTAAAGATTATCAAAATTAAAATAAATAGTATTGTTCCCGAAATCATTATCAATAATTCATATAAATAATTCATTTGTAAATAGATTGTATTATTTGTATATACCTTTTAATTATTTGTTAGATAATTATTGTAAAACTTCAAATTATTATCCATTTTAGATAATAATATATTAGAAAAATTGAATAATTATTACTTATTTTAACTAACTTAATAACTTAAAGATATCTTACGATCCTTGAACACCACATTTAAACTAGAATATAAATGGCTAACGCATTGAACGTTAATGAGCTCGTCAAGGAGCGGTGTGAAATTCAAAATGATGAGCAAATTAAGGAAGGTCAAGCTCCCGACATTTCTCCTTGTAAGCAATGTGGTGAATGGTTCTTGAACCTTTATGGAATAAAGTTTGATACAAAGTGTGGACAAACTGTTCCTTGTTTGATTCAGTCATGTGGTAAATGTTTAAATAAGTAAACATAATTTAAAGTCAGATCGTTAGGTAATTCCAAAAAATTGAAATTTTTTTATAACATATAAATATATTAACTAACAAAATTAATTAACTAATATAATTAAAATGAGTGATACTACCGTTGCGATTCCAGAAAAGGAACGAGACCCGATTGATGATATTCCTGACATTGGAAAATGTATTGTTTGTGATGAAGAATTTATTAATCTTTACAAAATTAGGTTTCAGAAGTGGCAAGGTCAAGACCTCCCAATTCGAATTGGAAAGTGTGGAATCTGTGCTTCTAAACCGAAAGAATCTAGTTAAATCATGATTGTATCTCCTTGAGGTGAGACTTTGCTAATTTTAGAAAAATCAGGATGTGATAATCTTATTATTTCTTTGCTTAACTCATCTATTTTATTTTTTTGTTCATTTAATTGATTTTCAAATTCAAAATTTCGTGCTGTTAAGTTTTTTTCTGGATTTTTCTTTTTACATAATTTTTGTAATTTCATTCTATTTTCAAGCATGTTCCTCTGATGTATTGCCTCTAAATTTTCATTACGATACATTTCTTCTTCCAAATCAATATAACTATTATATGTTTGAATGTCAAAACCAGACTTATGATGAATAATATTATAAATTGATAATATATTTGGTTTGTGTCGATTTGTTAATTCTAGAAATTCAAAATTTGCTAAATAATAAAATTCAGTTTGTTTCATTAATCTTATTCTTCCAAGTTCATTGTCTAAAACTACTCCAAAAAAATGTCCATCCGAATCTAATAATAAGTCAATAACTTTATATTCTGATGGTCCGTTATCTAAATCCCATGCTTGAAGTGTTTTCCATTGTGTTGATTTTTTTTTATATATTTTAAAATCTGTTCCGATACCAAGCATAAATCCATTTTTATCCCAAAAAACTTTTATCATTGGTACAGGTTCTTGTGTATGTGAGAATACTTCGAATGAACTTTCAAGAGAATTATTTATTTTTCTTAGAAATCTTCCGTTACCATCAATTGCCCATAGTCTAGGATAATAATCAGTATTTTGACTTTCTTGAACATCATTAAATAATTCGGTTTCAGTATTTTTTAAATTTGATTGTTCTTTTGATTCTAAAAAATCAGTAAATATATAAATTAAATTTTGATTATTTCCACCTGATACATTATTCCATTTACTTTGATAATCTTCTCCTTCTTTAAGATATAAATTACCATCAATACCAACACCCAGTAATTTTATAACTTTATATTGGATTTCATCACCATTTTTTTCTTTTTCAAATGGATATAACATAATCATTCGAAGTGGAATTTCTAGACCTTCTGAATTTAAAGCATATGAATTATTAAGTGGTCCTATCCATAATTTTTTATCGATTAAATTATCTTTTGTATAAATTTGTCCATCATTAAATACTGCTAAATATTTACCTTTAAAATCTTGAATTATATGAACTGGAATCAATTGTCTATTCCATTTTTTTTGATTTTCAATATCATAACAAAATTGTTCTTTTGAAATTTTAAGATTACATGTGATTGGGTCATTTTCACCAAATATTTTAATTGAAGAATCATCAATTAATGAGGGACCAGTTATTATAATATTATCTTGTTTCGGTTTTTCTTGAAAATTTTCAATCGGTTTTTTAATCTGTTTATCTCTAGAATATATTAAATAAAAAATTACATAAATCACTAGAATTACAAAACTAATCAAAAATATTATTTTCATATTTACTTACTTTATTTATTATTTATTTTTTATTTTTTATTTATTTATTTTTATTTATTAAATAAGAGAAAAAATGAAAATTGATATAAAATTCTAGATAATAATATATTGTTAAAAATAATATAAATCTACAATTAAAAAATCTAGATAATAATATAAATGGAGATTCATGCGATGTTTTTAAGTAGTATGATTGGTTCTGCTGTTGGACAAGAGTTCGTTAGTGAAACATCTCGAGGAATTATTGGACATATTAAAAGTATTTGGTCTCATACCGATCCAAATATACTCGAAATTATGGAAAAATATGACCTTAAAGGAAGATGTAAAATTATTGAATCTATTGTAAATGAAATTAATCAACAAATTAATCAAGGTAAATTAACACCCTCAAATTCTTTAATTTTAGCCCTAGAACAAGTTAAAGATATAATTGATAATATAAGTCATACTATTGAAAAAATTGATAATGGAATTGAAACACATAAAACATTATGGTTTAATAGATGGAGAACACCTAAATATTTCCCTAAATTAAAAAAATTAGATATATATCAACAAAATATGTCAATTCGATATGATAATTTAGTTCGAGTTTTCGCACTTAATCATCATTATAATAAATCTGAAAATAATAAATCTGAAAATAATAAATCTGAAAATAATCAAAATAATAATCAAATAATATTTAATCCAAAAATAAGTAAATTAACTACTGATGAATATCTTGAAAAAGAAAATATTAATATTCAATCCGATAATGATAACCAAACTGTTATAATAACTAAAAATGATATTTAATACCTATTTTTCTAAATTATTTTGTTCCCAAACGATTACCAATCCCTGTAAATGTATTAGATTGATTAGATTGATTAGATTGATTAGATTGATTAGATTGATTAGATTGATTAGATTGATTAGAT